GAATGGCTTATAGATACTACTGAAAAATGGTGTCAAGACAGAGCTATTCATAATGCAGTAATGGAAAGCATTAGTATTATTGACGGCAAGCATCAGACACTTACTAAAACCGCTATGCCTGACTTGCTATCAAAAGCCTTATCTGTAACATTTGATCCGTCTGTAGGTCATGACTATATTGAAGATGTTGAAAAACGTTATGAGTTTTATCACGAAGATGAAGAGCGTATTCCGTTTGACTTAGATTATTTTAACAAGATTACCAAAGGCGGATTACCTAATAAAACTCTTAATATCGCTCTTGCTGGCACAGGTGTAGGCAAATCGTTGTTTATGTGTCATATGGCAGGTAATGTCCTTACTCAAGGAAAAAACGTACTTTACATTACCATGGAAATGGCAGAAGAACGTATTGCAGAACGCATTGATGCTAATCTATTAAATATTCCGTTAGATCAGTTACAGCACATCACGAAAGATATGCTGACTTCTAAAGTTGATCAGGTTGCGGCAAAGACAAATGGCAAGCTTATTATTAAAGAGTATCCAACTGGCTCTGCTCATACCGGACACTTCCGAGCTTTGCTCAATGAACTTAAACTAAAAAAGAACTTTGTGCCAGATATGATTTTTATTGATTATCTTAATATATGTTCTTCTTCTCGTATGAAAGGAATGGGTGGTGCAATCAATTCATACACCTACATTAAAGCAATTGCTGAAGAGCTACGAGGTCTTGCGGTGGAGTTTGACGTTCCGATCGTATCTGCAACACAAACGACTCGTAGTGGTTATACTAGCTCGGATCCTGGGCTTGAAGATACGTCCGAGTCTTTTGGATTACCCGCTACCGCAGATCTCATGTTCGCCCTTATATCATCAGAAGAGCTTGAGACAGAAGGCCAAATAATGGTCAAACAACTTAAGAATAGATATAACGATCCTAATGCAAATAAAAGATTTGTTATAGGTATTGACCGGTCAAGGATGAGACTTTATGATGCAGAGAATGCGACTGATGGTGTCATGGATGATGTTCCGGCTTTTGATAAGTCCCACATGAATGAACGCTTTAAAGATTTTAAAATACAGTAAGGAATAGATAATGGCAAAAGGTTTTACTAATTCAAAGAAGACGTGCATCGGCCGCAGAAACGTTAAGATGGCATCGATGAATAAACATAAAAAACGTGGATATAAAAAGTATAGGGGACAGGGCAAATAATGAAAACCCGTCTTATATCATATAGCCAGCCGGTAAAGCATGTTCACTCAGGTGAACCTGGGATTATGGGGCTTGAAAATATTCAAGATTTAGTTGCATATTGTGCAAGAGTTTCTAATCCATCAAATCAGGCGAATACTAAAACAACTGCTAAGCTTTTAGATTATTTAATTAAGCATCGGCATTGGAGCCCATTTGAAATGGCGTCTGCGTGCATTGAGATTGAAACAACACGTGATATTGCTAGACAATTACTAAGGCATAGATCCTTTTCGTTTCAAGAATTCTCTCAGCGATATGCTGATATCAGAGACTTAGATACAGATTTCGTCTTAAGAGATGCAAGGTTACAAGATCCTAAGAATCGCCAGAACAGCGTCGAAAATAATGATATGGCTCTTGAAGATGAATGGGCGAATAAACAGATGGCAGTTATTGAAACTGCTAAAATGGCCTATAGTTGGGCTATAGATAATGGTATCGCAAAAGAGCAGGCAAGGGCCGTATTGCCCGAAGGAAATACTGTTTCAAGGGTGTATGTAAATGGTACTATTAGGTCATGGATTCATTATATTGAATTAAGATCTGCTAATGGTACACAAAAAGAACATATGGACTTAGCCTTGTCTGTTGCTGAAGCTATAGGACAAATTTATCCAAGTATTCAAAACTTTATAGGAGAATAAAAATGGGCCGATTAATCTCTACGTATTACAAAGACGAATCAGACACTGATGACTATTGCGAAGTAAAAATAGACGCAAAGAATGAAATGTTTTATATAAAATACTTTAACGGCCTAAATGATGTTTTAAAGTTTGAAGAAGAATTTCCTGGCAAAGCTTTATCGTATGTAGAATCGGCAGCTGAAAACTGGGCTCTAGGTATTAAAAAATTAGAGAAGGGACAACTTGGCTTACTATAGTACAAAAACTTATGGGTATAATAATGAATTACAAGGGTGCCTTAGACATTTAAATTCAACTCTGTACGATCAATTTTTACATGGCTATTCATTAACGTTTAGCGTAGATTTTACATGTGATGAGCTAGATTCAAATGGGGTAGTAATAGATTTTAATGCGCTGAAACCATTTAACAAATGGTTAGAAAATAATTTTGCGTATAAGGTTATTTTATTAGAATCTGATCCTCAGCTTAAAACATTTAAATTATTAGAAGGCAGAGGACTGGCTCAAATCAAAATTGTTCCTATAGTTAGTACAGAACATTTTGCATATATGGCATATAAAGAAATTAGTAAGACTGCCGCAAATGTAACAGGTGATAGGTGCAGTGTTGTAAGTGTGACATGTAATGAGCATAATGGTAAAAGTAAAACGTATAAGCCGTAAATTAGATGTTTACAATATTTCACAAATATGATAGAATATGCTATATGATACAAGGAGAATTAAATGAGTGACAATTGGGTAAATGATATTAAAAACATGCACGACAAGTTTGGTGTACACGATTGGTTTCAAGCTAATCGTGGCGACAAAACTTTGATGCAGAAATATCTTATGTTTCGCATGCTTATGATTGGTGAAGAGTACCAAGAGACGCTGTCTGCTATTAATAATTCTGATGCAGAAGAAGTTGTTGACGGCCTAATTGATATGTGTGTATTTGCTATTGGCACTCTTGATGTAATGGGCGTAGATGCTAATGAGGCATGGAATAAGATCTATGATGCCAATATGGCAAAAGAACCTGGCGTAAAACCTGGTCGGCCTAATCGTTTTGGTTTACCTGATTTATTAAAGCCAGGCGGTTGGACACCGCCGTCCCATGAAGGCAATCATGGCGATCTGCCGAGCATCGTCTAATGAAAAATGAAGGTAAAAAACTTTGGAAAAAGGTAAAGAAAATGGACCTAGGAAACCCGATGATAACAGCCCTTGTTGGGCTGGTCATTTTTTATATTGGACTTAAGACATTCTCAGGTGGAATGAAATCTATGGGGAATATGGAACACCTTAACTGGTTTCTAGGTAGTCCGATCTATATGTTCTTCGGTGGAATCATCATGACATTGCTATGGCAATCGTCTTCACTATCTACTACTGCTATTATTGCACTAGTCGCTTCTGGTGCTTTACCTCTACCCGCCGCTATTGCTTGTGTGCTCGGAGCTAACATCGGTACGACAGGTACAATATGGTTAGCTGGTTTATTTGTTTCTGATGGAATGCCAAAAGGTGATACGCTACGAATTGCTATGGCTCATACGGGAATGAACTTACTTATGGCTCTTATGCTTCTACCTTTTGTAGGTCGAATAGGACAATATTTAGCTAGATTTGGATAAAAATTCTAAGTTATTGATTACAAACAAAACTAAAATGCGCTTTGGCGCATTTTTTTATGTACAAACTATTTGTAATAGTGTAGTATAGTTATATCAAATGGAGAAAAATAAATGTTGTATATTCGTGAAATTGAAAAAATGTTTAACTGCACATTAGATCATGCAGAAAAAATCTTTGATAATATGGGTGGTCTTGGCTTTGACTTCTCTCAATCTTCGCAAGAGGAGTTTGATGCAACTGCAACTGAAATCTTTCAACTTATGGAAAATGGAGTAATATGACACACTTTAAAGCTAAGGTCGACAAAGCTTTTATTATTCAGCGTGACGAAAAAATCAACGAAGATAATCGACCGAACCCTTATTTTCGGTGGGATTCTGAATTCGTAGAATTCCATCAAGCAAAGGTTGATCAGTTTCAGACTTTGTATGATGGCTATGAATATGATACATATCATCAGATGCTTGGATCCATTGACTATAAGATGTATTCTAAGTCTGGTGTTCATGTATCAGAATATATTCAAAAACAAATACGCAATGGCCGCATTGATAAACTTGGAATTTGGATGTGGTCTAGACCATGGCCTGGTCCTCTTGAAGAAAACCAAGTAGTCGAGTATAAAATCTTAGATTATATTGATGCAAAAGATGCACTAAAACATATTAATAAAAATAATAGGTTTACATATCCACTAGAATATGATAGAATATAATTATGAAATATGATAATGGAAAAGCCCCGCACGCACTAGTACCCATTGATTCGCTGACCCAAGTTGCAGAAGTACTTGGCTTTGGCGCTAATAAATATGGTACTAATAACTGGCGTGATGACGGACATTGTACAGAATGGTCTCGTACATATTCGTCTATTCAACGCCACCTTAATTCATTCTGGAATGGTGAAGATCTAGATCCTGAATCAGGCTATAGTCATCTTGCACACGCCACCACACAATTAATGATACTAATGCAGCACATATCAGATGGGCATCATCATATGGATGATCGCTATATAACAGGAGATGAATAATGAGAATGGATAGCGTAGAAGATATCCGCCGGTTTTTTATAGGTGAGCTCAATGATAAAGCATTCACTATAGATAAAACCGGCGCTAAGACTATTGAATTGATCGGCGCATCATTTGTTGCAACTGAACCTTCAATCTTCGGACAGCCAAATCAAGGATATATTAACCAAGAATTATTATGGTATCATAATATGTCAACTAATATTAATGACATTTATGGTGAGCATCGAGGTCCGCCTGATGCATGGAAGTATGCTGCCAACCATCATGGTGAAATTAATTCTAACTATGGCAAACTTATTTTTAGTGACTCATATCACAATCAATATGATAATGT